GTCGCCAGCTCCACGTCCACCCCGACAAGCTGGGTGGTGGAGGCAACACCGAAGATGCCAGTGATAAGGTAGGCGTTGCCCGACGTGGTGCCGCCGGTGGGGGCAGCAACCGTGACGAAGCAGCCCTCCTGAACATAATTGGTAGCCATTTTTCAGGTCTCCTGAATCAGAGGGGGTGCTTAGTTGCCCGAGCCGTCATTGCGATAAAGACCGCGATAATCGACGGCCTTGGCCGCGAAGTCGTGGCGGGCCTTGATCTCCACGCCATCCACCTCGAAACCGATGCGGGTTTCGGTGTAAACACCATCCTGGCCGTCGAGGAAGGCGTACTCGATGGTGTCGATCTGGGACGGGTCAGCCGAGACGTACCAGGACGTGTCCGTGATACGGGCGTCGGTGATCGGGATCAGGCCGGTGTAGGGATTGACGCCCGACTGCGCGGTCGGCTGGAAGTTCGGCGATGTGTACTGCGCCCGCAGCGTGTGGGTCAGCCATCCGCCGATCAGGTAGCGGCCCTGAAGGTTCAGGTAGGTGCTCGCATCGAGGCCCGTCTGGGAGCCGATGGCGGTCATCGCCGCGCCGATGGTGGTCACGTCCGGGGCGGAGCCGGTGCCCTGGAAGTTAGCGTGCGCCGTGGCGAACAGAGCCACACTGTCGCCCATGGTCGGATTGCCGGTCAGGATCGTGTAGACCGTGTTGCTTTCCAGATTGGCGGCGGCGTTGCCCATCAACTGCGGAACGCGGGTGAAGGCGCCCAGATCGTCGTTGATGATGGCCTGACGGCTGATGGCGACGATGCGGCCATAGGTGGCGAGCTGGTAGACCTCGCGGCCTTCGCCGATGGTCCCATAGGTGAACTCGCCGTTCTCGTTGACTTCGTTCAGCGCCGGGGCCTCGCCAAGCTGCACGCGGCTGGCCTGCTTGAAGTCGGGCAGGTTCACGCGGCGGCAGAACGGCAGGAAGGTGCGCGGAGCCTGCTCGTAGCCCATGCGAAGCGACTTGTTCGCCACGTTCGCAAGGATATACGGGAAGTCCGAGGTGGTGTGCAGGCCGCCCGAGCGGGTGTTCAGGCCCAGCACGTTGCCGGCGCGTTCCACCAGCGACATGCCGCGCGTGTCGATACCGTCGCGGCGGGCGATTTCGCTGCCGAGTTCCAGCAGGCGAAGGCCCATGAACTGGCGGGCGCCGTCTTCCAGCTTCACACCAGCCGGGTCGGCGCGGTGCATGAGGGCGTTCTCGACCAGCGAACGGGTCGTGTCGCGTTCGTCCTTGGTGATGGTGATGTGGCTGTCGGTTCGCACCTGTTCGTCCCTTTCGGCGAGGTGATCGAAGATGGCTGCGCGGGCCTGCTCGATGGTCAGACCCTTGTCCTCAACTTTGCCGAACAGGGCATCGCGGAACTCGGTATCCAGACCGACCGAACGGACGGCGGCGGTGACTTCCTTGAAGCTGGCGTGCTTCTCGGTGCGGGTTTCGATGGTGGCCGCCTCGATGGCCGCCGCAATGGCGGTCTCGGTACGGGCCTCATCAACGGGCGGGTTGCCCGATACGGCATCGCTCATAAGGGTCTCCTCTGAATGAGCAGGCTCGGGCAAAGCCCGGATGGTGCAGGGATACGTCTTGGTGTTTTCGCTGCGGACCCCTGCGCCCGCATCGGCCCCAACCGGGACAAAACTCAGTTCCATGGGCTCCCAATCGGTGGCCCGCCATGTGTCGGGGCCATCGTCGGATTCGATCTTCTCGTAGGTGTGGACGCGGTAGCCGACGCTGACGTTGCGGACGATGCCCTGCTCGACCTTCGCCCAGATCGGATCGACCTCGGGCGTGCGGGCAAAGCGCACGGTGGCGCGGCCCTCGTTGCCGTCCACAGTCGCGGACTGGACAACGCCGATGACTGCCGCCAGCGAATAGGTGTCGTGCGTGTCGAGAACCGGCGCGCCGCTGTTCAAGCGGTCCATGCGGACGTGCGCGGGATCGAGCGACAGGCTTTCGTGGTAGCGTTTGCCCGTCCACCAATCCTGGCGCAGCACTTCCGCGCCCGTGGACCACACCAGATCGACGGTGCGCGCCTCTACGTCGATGCTGTCGGCGCGGACGGAACCCGTCCGAACCTGTAGCGGCAGATCAACCGTTCCCGGCGTCTGTTTGCGTTCCGGCATCAGCCGTGTCTCCTGTGATTACTGCGTTGCCGTTGCCCGCGCGTTGCCGCACGTCGATGTCGAGGACGATGCCAAGCGCGTCGGCCTTCTTCTGGAATGCTGCGATTTCTTCCATCGCCTCGTCAGGGTCGTAGCCGTTGCGGGTGGCGGCATCCGCCCACAGCAGAAGACCGCTGCGGATTTGTGCCTTGTCGGCGGCGGTGTCTTTTTCGCGGTCGATGGACTGCCACGGCGGCGCAACCCATGCCGCTTCAAAGTCAGGGCGGATCAACGCACCCGACGCATAGCCCGCCGACATGAACCAGCCCCAGACAGGGGCCGAGAACTGGCAGACGATCATCTGCCAGCGGTGCCGCTCAGTGGATGCGCGGAACTCGATGTTTCCGAACTGGATGCTGGAATAGTTCACCAGCGACAGATCGCCGGTCATCTGCTCGTACATGACGCCAGCGCCAGCAGCGATGCCGCGAAGCTGAACCTGCATGTATTCGCCATATCCGCCCGTCCCCTGCGGATTGTTGAACGACACACTCTCGCCGGGGCGCATGTATTCGATCATCCCCGGCTCGAAACTCTCGCGGCGGGTCGCGCCCGATGTCCCGTCCGTGTTCGTGCCGTTGGCGACCTTGCCCAATGGGCGGATGTCACCGCCTGCTTCCTGCTCAACGAAGGCCGCGATGCAGGCTTCCACCCGCTTCCGCATCAGCTCGGCTTCGTCATAGGTGGCCAAGTCCCACGCCCGCAGGATCACCGGAGCGAACCACGGCACGCCTCGGTCTTGTCCGGGGCGCAGCTTGTCGTAAACGTGCAGGATGTCCTCAGCCGGGACGCGGCTGGACGAAATGCCAGCCACCATCATGGCCCGGTTGTCGCCGGGGTGGCGGTTGTAGAGCCAGTAAGCAGTCCTGCGGCCCAGCGCGTCGAACTCGATACCGTCGATGGTGTAGCTGCTGGACGTGCTGCCCTGGCGGCTGGTGTCGATGAAGTCAGGCTCCAGAACCTGTATCTGAAGCGGTACTGCCAGCCCGTCCGACAGGCGGCGAGAGCGGCGGCGGATCAGACATTCGCCGGATTCCACCACAGTCCGGGCCACAAGGGCTTGCAGGCCGTAAAAATCCAGCATCCCATCAGCGTCGGCGCGTGCCGCCCAGGTGTCCCACACCTTGCGAACAGCCTTGTTCTGCTTGGGCGTGCCGCCTGACGGCTTCGGAATGACGCCCGATCCGACAAGATTGTTGACGTGCACGTTGACGGCCTTGGCCGCGTAAGGATTGTTTCGCACCAGGTCGCGCGACCGTTCCCGGATGCGCGGAAGCTGGGGCGATATCTCCGAGTTTGCCGAGGAACCAGAAACGCTGGTCCATCCGTCCGTCCGGTGGCCCACCTTGGCCGCGTCATACGAGCGCACGGAACCGCTCAGCAGGTTAAGCTTGGCCTTGGCCACGGCACGCCGAAGGCCCGCCTCGGGGGATACCGAAGCGATGAACCTTTCAAGAATGCTCATCAGCGGAAGAACGCAGCCGTCGAGTAGCGCGGGGCATCATCCTCGGTCAGCCCAAGGTCTGCGCGCATGATCTCGCGGACCTTCAGCATCTCGTCCAGCGTCCCATATTTCACAGTCTTGTCGCCGATCCGGTATTCAGTCACGCCAGCCGCGATGGCGCTTTCAAGCGCGTCTAGCTGCGTCTGGGTGAAGGCCATGTCAGATCCATTTCTTGCCGCGTCCGCCCATCCATTCCCCTTGGGGCTTGGCAGGCTCGCGGCGGTGTCGTTCCGGGGCTTGCGCCACCTGTTCCGGCGTCGGCCCCGCGTATTCCTCGCGCAGCTTCTGCCAGTCGTCCTCGGTCATGATGTCCACGCCCGCCCAATAGGCGGCGGCGCGCGCCCCGACGCGGCAGTCCAGCCACTCGTTGCGCTCGCCCTGCTTGACGTTCCAGTTGCCGTCAGAGCCGTAGATTTCAGACACCAGTTGGCGGCATCCATCCTCGGAAACCGCTTCCGGCAGGTGGACGTAGCCATGTGGGAACGGGTCGCCGCTTTCAACGGTCGGCCTGTCCAGCCTCAACTGGCGGTAGAAGTCGTGCTTCAGCTGTGAGGTGGCGATGTTCCGTATCTTCCGCCCGCCGTGCTTGCGCTTGCCCGCGTCATCGATGTCGGCGCCGATCCATGACACGTTCTTGCCAGCCTTCTGGCCCTTCGCGGCGTGTATCCGGCGCGCATCCTGGGAGCGGATGAACTTGTAGACCTCGGACGTGTAAGCGCCCGAATCCACCATGCCCACCGTCACCCGCATCAGGTGGCCCGATGCGTGGCGCCATGTCCTGTTGTTCAGCAGATCGGCCAGTTGTGCCCACGGCTCCGATTCATTCGGCGCGCCACGGATCACTACATGCTCGACGTGCCAGCTTTCCAGCCCCTCGCCCCACGCCCAGACGGACGTTTCGAGGCGGTCGCCTTGCACGTCAGTAAAGGACGTGAGAACCAGCCCGCCAGCAGGCACAGTGCCAACGGGCCAGTTTTCACGGCGGTCGTAAAGCCGTTGCCAGTCCGGCGCATCGCCCCGGTCCTCGTATGTCTCGGCGAGGATGGTATTGACGAAGGTCTTGTGCTTCTCAGGCTTGCCCAGCTTCAAGTCGGCGTTGGCTTCTTCCCATTCCGCCGCGATTTCCTCCCAGCCCATCCAGCCGGGCGGCGAGTACAGCGAATTCAGGTGAAACCCGGCGACGTTGCGTTCGGGATATGCAGCGATCCACTGACCGCCGGCCAGCATGTCTTCCTTGGACGCCTCGTAAACGATGCACCCGTTGTGTTCGCAGACGTAATGGACCGAGGCGGGATCGCCCCACGTCCATTTCAGGTTGCCGAACTTCAGCGTTTGCGTCTCGCCGCAGTGCGGGCACGGCACATGATACATTCGCTGGTCGCTCGCCAGATATTCGCTTTCGATCCGCGACCGCCCCTTGGTCGTCGGCGTCGAGACGAGGAAGATCTTCCGCCGATGCCCGAATGTCTGCGTCCGCCTCTCGGCCAGTTTGATCGGGTCGCCTTCGTCCTCGGCCTCGGCCTCGTAGCTGTCCACCTCGTCGGGGAACAGGAACCGCGCCGGCATGGACCGAAGACCCACAGCCGAGTTCGCCCCGGTCATGATCAGCGTCCCGCCGGGGAAGTCCTTTTGCAGCATGGTGTTGCCGCTATCCCGCGCCCGCGCATCCGATACCCTGGCGCGCAGTGCTGGCGATTCCGCAATCATCGGCGCGATGCGCTGTTTCGAGACGCGCTTGACCGAATCCACGGTCTTCTGAATGAACATGATCGGGCACGGCGAGTGCGCGATGTAGAAGCCGATGGCGTTCAGCCCGATCTGGGTGCCGCCGATCTGCGTGCCCTTGATGAACACCACCCGGTTCACCGGGTAGTGTGGGCTTAGGCAGTCCTGTATTTCGCGGGCGTAGGGTGTGCGGCTTACCCGATACGGGCCAGGCTCCGCGGCCGATGCGCTCGACAGGATGACGTTTTCTTCCGCCCAGCTCGTGACGGTGTGGTCGGGGTCGGGGCGCAG